TCCTTAAATGGTTCATAGACCAGGCGCACACGGCCGGTTCCCGTATCCATGGGCTTGGGTTCACGAATACGACATACCTTAAGTATTTAAGGTTTGACAGTGTAGATAGCACGACTTGGTTATCTGGTGCAAGATTCGGGCAGATTTACTCATTCGATGGTGAAAAGATGATATATCAAGATCCGCCGAAAGGTATGAGGGTAAAAGATCACGATCTGGCTAATAGGCGTAATTTTAGTGAGTGGGTGAAGTATCAGAGATACGTCGAAAGGTATTTATAATAGATAATTTAATAAGATAATATGAAAGATAGTTTGATAATTTTATCGGGAGGTATGGATTCTGTTACCCTTCTGTATGAGAAAATAGAGAGAATATCACTGGCTATCACGTTCGACTACGGAAGCAGCCATAACAAAATGGAAATCGGGTTTGCATCGTATCATTGTGAGAGGTTAAGGGTTGAGCATATCGTGATACCGTTGAGGTTTATACACAACTATTTCAAAAGCGCACTATTGGAAGGGGCAGAGGCTATTCCTGATGGGCGGTACGAGATCGAGAATATGGTATCGACCGTTGTGCCTTTCCGTAACGGAATCATGTTATCCATAGCGTGCGGTATTGCTGAGAGCCGAGGATTGGGAAAAGTCTTTATAGCGAATCATTCAGGCGATCATTCGTTATATCCGGATTGTACGGACGCTTTTATAACAGCTATGTCAACTGCTATGCGTAATGGAACGTATGGTGGGATCACGATTGATGCCCCGTACACTAATATAACGAAGTCGGATATAGCTACTCATGGAAAGAAATTAGATATTGATTACTCAAAGACGTATTCTTGCTATAAGGGAGGAAAGAAACATTGCGGAAAATGTGCCACATGCTTAGAACGCAAGGAGGCGTTATGGGAAGCTGGAATAATTGATACCACCATATATGAGGACGATTAATTTAAAATATACTAAGATAAATGGTTATGTATTACGTATCAAAAAAAATGGAAATTGCAGGTTGTCACAGGTTAACCCTCTCCTACAAAAGTAAATGTGAGAATTTACACGGTCATAATTGGATTGTTACCGTATTTTGTAAGGCAAAGGAAGTCAATGCGGACGGGATGGTGGTGGATTTCAAGCACATCAAAGAAAAGATTCATTCCTGGCTTGACCATGGCAATTTCAATGAACTATTACCATTCAATCCAACTGCAGAAAATATCGCTAAATGGATTACAGAACAGATTCCAGAGTGTTACAAAACAAAAGTGCAGGAAAGCGAAGGTAATATTGCTGTTTATGTAAAAGATAAAGAAGAGGAGGAAGAATTATGAAAGTAAATGAGATTTTCTACTCCATTCAAGGAGAGGGACGGTTTACAGGAACTCCATCCGTGTTTATTCGTTTTGCTGGATGTAATTTGGCTTGCGATTTTTGCGATACAGATCATAAATCATACAAAGAGCTTACCGAAGATGAGATAATGCAGGAAATAGAAAAATATCCGGCAAAACATATCGTAATCACAGGTGGAGAACCAACAATGCAACTCTCAGCTTCACTTATTTATAAAATGCACGAAGCGAAAAAGTATGTACAGATTGAAACCAACGGAACGTTGTTGCTCAGAGATGGTTTGGAATCTATGATAGACTGGATCACATGCAGCCCCAAATATAAGGAAGTCAGAATCCAGCGTATAGATGAGCTGAAAGTGGTATATCGAGGACAAGATATGAGTCAATATGACAATTTGTCAACCACTTATGAAGATAGCTATTATTTGCAACCGTGCGATGTCAAAGACAAAGCCAAGAACGCAGAAATTTTGAATGAAACAATCAATTTTATCAAAACAAACTCAAAATGGAAGTTAAGCTTACAAACACACAAGATATTGAATGTGCGATAAGAACGATCCTTTCTTTTATCGGTGAGGACCCTTGTAGAGAAGGATTAAAAGGAACACCGGATCGTATCATAAGAATGTGGAAAGAGATCTTTCGTGGATATGATCTGGCACTGGTGCCTAAAATAACGGTTTTTCCTAATGGAGTGGATGGTCTTTCTTGTAATAGTGTTATCGCAGATTCAGGTGGATTCTATTCAATGTGCGAACATCATATGATGCCTTTCTTTGGGAAGTATTGGTTTGCTTATATTCCTAATCCTAAAGGTAAGATATTGGGCATATCGAAAGTTGGTCGTGTTGTTGATTATTGTGCGGCACGATTACAGGTACAAGAGCGATTGGCGAAAGATATCATTGTGATGATCCAAGAAGCGTTAGGTTCGGAATGTCCACCTTTGGCAATGGGTATAGTGCTAGAAGGAGAACACTTGTGTAAGTCAATGCGTGGTGTAAAGAAAGAAGGTAAAATGTGCTCTTCTTTCTATTTAGATAATGGAAGTTTACCTGAGTTGAAGGCGGAATTGTCCCGATTCGTTAGTTTTGGTTAGGTATGTCAGAGAAGAATGAAGTAAAAAAGAAAAGTAGGGGGCGTAAGTCTGAATATAGAGAAGAATATGCAGAGCAGGCTCTAAAACTTTGTCTGTTAGGTGCAACAGATAAGGAGATTGCTGAATTCTTCTCTGTTTCGGAACAAACGTTGAATAGTTGGAAGAAGAAGTTCCCTCAATTTCTTGAGTCCTTAAAAAAGGGAAAAGCTGTAGCAGATGCAAATGTAGCATCGAGACTTTATAGCCGTGCGATTGGTTACGATGCCAGAGCGACGAAGTTCGCTACCAACGAGGGTAAGATTACGGATAAGGTGGAGTATATCGAACATTACCCTCCGGATACAACTGCCGCCATTTTCTGGCTGAAGAACCGGCAACCTGGCAAGTGGCGTGATAAGAAAGAAGTGGAGAACCAGGTCAAACTGGGTGATGAATTGGAATCGATGTCAGATGAAGAACTAGCAGCAATTATCCGTGGTGAAAAGGAGTAAGAGAGAAATATTGATCAGGCAGGCGAAGGCTGCGACCATATTGCGCAAACGGGAGGCTCGGAATGATTTCTGGGCCTATTGTTTATATCATGATCCTAAGTTCTTCGCTAAGCGTTTGTTTTTGAAGAAGGTGGCGGACGCATTTACGCGGGTGTACGAATCGTATTTGTCGGGTGTGATTCGTCGGCTGGCCGTCTCCATGCCGCCACGTGCCGGGAAGTCCTATATATCATCCTTGTTCATTTCGTGGATGCTTGGCCATTTCCCGGAAGAGTCGGTCATGCGCAATTGTTGTTCCGATACATTGTATAATAAATTATCTTATGATACACGCGACATTGTCCGCTCTTCCCGGTTCAAAGAGATATTCCCGGATGTGCAATTGCGAGGGGATAAACAGAATGTGCACGGCTGGAGCTTGGAAGTTGCCCGACAGGTGAGTTACTTCGGGGCCGGTGTAGGCGGTACGGTAATCGGTTTCGGTGCGTCTATGTTGGCCATGACCGACGACTTGTATAAGAGTTTGGAAGATGCACTATCTGACACCAATAACGAAAAGGTCTGGTCTTGGAAGCAGGGAACACATGATTCCCGTATCGAGGGGAACTGTTGTTCGATCGACATCGGTACCCGTTGGTCGGCTACGGATGTTCTTGGTCGTATGGAGGAAATGGGGAAGTATGACGAGATTATCCGTATTGCCGCATTGGATGAGAACGATTGTTCTTTCTGTGAGGATGTGCATACAACGGAGTATTATCACGAATTGCGGGAGGAAACGGACGATTCCATCTGGTGTGCCGAGTATATGCAGGAACCGATCGAGGCTATTGGGTTGTTGTTCCCAAAATCAGAATTGAACCGCTTCAATCTGGCAGATATCGAAGGTAAACAGCCGGATGGCGTGATCGGTGCTACCGATGTGGCCGACGAAGGAGACGACGATTTCTGTGCACCGATTGCCAAAGTATTCGGTACAAAGTATTTCATTACCGATGTCCTGTTTACGAAAGACAATGTCGAGATTACCGAACCGAAGTTGGTTTCCTTGATTCTTGACACCCGCTGCGACAATATGCGTATCGAAAGCAATAACGGCGGCCGTCTGTTTGCTCTGAATGTCCGTAAGGCTGTAAAGGCAAAGAATGAAAAATGTATCATTCAGGCGAAACCGACAACAGCCAATAAGGATACACGTATCTTGTTGAAGTCTGGTTGGATTAAGAAGCATTGTTATTTCCTGGAAGAATGTGAGTATAAGAAAGGTTCGGACTATGACCGATTTATGAAAGCGCTTACCAGCTATAAGAAAAAAGGTGGCAACAAGCATGATGATGCACCTGACGGTATGACGATCCTTGCCGAGAATGTAGAGTTCATCGGGTTATGTAAGGCTAACTCTGTACGTCAGGTCGCAAGAGGACGATAAGTGGCAAAATGAAAGTGTTTTTCCGATATTTGTAACACGTATTAGATAAAATCCCGATATTTTTCTATCACATACTTGCGTTTTGATATCTGTTCTCGGTTTTTACATTTCAAAGTGAACTTGTTTAGACTGGCCGTATTGACAGCGAAAAAACATTTGCTTTTATATTTTAGCATAAAACGATTATGCCAAGTATAAACGACATTCTTGCAAATGAAGATTTCGGGCAGGTAGTCAGTACGTTATGTGTCGATACGATTGAATACCGGGAACCAAGAGAATATTACAGAGAATACCACGGTGAGCGCCGGCGACGTAAAACCTCTGTCGGTTGGCGTGAACCGAAACGGTTGGCTGTCTATTCGGAAACCTTGAAAGATAAGAATGGTGAGCCGTTACGACTGGAAGATAAGATCGTAGATGTAGCACGTATCGTTACCAACTTCCCGAAAAAGGAGGTGCGTACCTCTGTCGCTTTCTTGTTTGGCGGGCAAATGACGATTACGGGAACTGATCAGAACGATGGTTTTCAAGAATTCAAACGTGTATGGGAACGCCGATTAAAAATGCAATCCGTCTTGAAGTCGTTCGCTCGTAAGGTGCTTTCTGAAAGTAAGGCTGCTCTTGTGTTCTATCCGTATACTTCCAAAGGATTAGACGGCAACTTGATTACGGAGTTGAAGGTGAAAACGCTTTCCGTTCCCCGTAATGAAAATACTTTCTCTGAATTTTATCCCCACTTCGATGATAACGACGATATGGATGCCTTTATTCATCGTTACCAAGTGAACTCTAATGGTATGATCCGGAACAGTTGTACAATCTGGACGGCAGATAAGATTATTACGGCTATCGATGAAATGGGTGGCTGGGTAATAAAAGAGATTCCCAATCTATTCGGAAAGATTCCGGTCGTGTATGCAGATGTTTTCCAACCGGAATGGGACGAGGTTGCCGGTATCATGGATGCGCGGGAAATGCGTTTGTCCCGTATGGCCGACACTAACGACTACTTTGCGGAACCAATCTTGAAAACGTATGGCGATTCCGATTTACCTTCTAAGGAAACAACCGGGAAAGACCTTAATTTCCCCATTAAGGTCGATGAAGTATCAGGCAAGGAATATCATGGCGATGCCGATTATTTGACATGGACTGGCTCCCAGCCATCTGTAGATAAAGAATTGGAAGAAACGAAAAACGAACAATTTGCTGGTACATCTACGCCGGATCTTTCTTTTGATAACTTGAAAGGCATTGGCAACCTGTCCGGTGTCGCTCGTAAATTCATGCTGATGGATGCAACTATCAAGGCGAGTGAGAACATGGAAACGTTCGGTCCGGTGGTTCAGCGTTGCGTGTCGGTCGTGTTGGCTGGGATATGCAATATTACCAACATCAAGTACCGTCCTCAATTGGTGAACAACCTGATCGATGTGGAATTTGGTTCCATTTTGCCGGAAGATTTGGCTGAAACCCTGCAAACTTTATCTATTGCCAATGGAGGCAAATCGATTAACGCTCAGCGCACGGTTACGGCTCATTCTCCGCTAACAGAAGACTTGGACGAAGAAATGAAGCTGATGAAGGAAGAGGAGGATACGGCTGCGCAACGTAATAACATGGTTGGTCTGACAATGGGATATGGAGAATGAAAGAACTATCATTTCATGAGCGACAATTCCTGCAACGTCTGTTCCGGCAACAAGGCAGCATAAAGTATTCGTTTGACGAGTTTGTTCGTAGGGTAGGATCTCTTCTGGCTAAATGGTCGGATCATGGCGGCGACCGTGTATGGATAGGTAATGCTACTATTGAAAAGCAAATAGAACGTCTGTTGGATGATTTACACAAGCAGCTCGTAAGCAATATATCCAATACAGTTACCGATGTATGGAATTTAGGTAATAGGAAAGCGGATGAACTGGTAACGGGCTATATTAAGGATATGGCTATCTCCGCTACGCTAAGGGAAAAATTGTTTTCCCGGAATGCCGATGCGCTGAATACTTTATTGAAACGTAAAGATGAATTTGGTAAAACCATATCCTCCCGTGTCTGGGACATAACGGACGGGGCTATGGATAATCTGGAGTATTACCTTTCTTCCGGATTGTCTTCCGGTCGTCCGTCGGCGTTGATCAGCCAAGATATACGGCAATTGCTAAACGAACCCAACCGTCGTTTCCGACGGGTAAGGGATGCGAATGGGAAGCTGGTTCTATCCCAGCCAATGAAAGACTATCATCCAGGACAGGGTGTTTATCGTTCGTCTTACAAAAACGCCCTACGTTTAGCAGCAACGGAGACCAATAAGGCTTTTCGAACTGCCGATTACGAACGTTGGCAGAAAATAGACTTCGTGACTGGGATAGAGGTAGAGCGTTCGCCGACGAATCACGGTCCATGTCCTGTGTGTGATGCGAAGGCTGGCCAATACTCGAAGGACTTTAAGTTTACGGGCTGGCATCCGTTCTGCATCTGTATAGCTACGCCGGTCATGATGGATCATGAGGAGTTTGCGGAATGGTTGCTGGGAGATGGAAAGGTTGAAAGGGATAGTATTTCAATCCAATATTCAAAAGATAGAACGAAAGAGCTGCAAAATTGGGCAAAGCAGTCTTTATTGAATGGCTCATTCTCTCATAAAGATTTTCCGGTACGAGTTAAAATGACAGGAAAGTCTATCAAAGAGTTCTTGAATCAGCCTCATAAGTTCAAGAAAGAGAAGAACGAATTGATAAAAAATATAGGAGCGATATTTGCCGGTTCGGATTACAAGGGGTATACTGAATACCATAAGGATAATCCTATGATTAAATATTCTCATGTTTTTGAAATTGAGTTGAACGGAGAGAAAAGTTGGATTATTGTTAGAGAAGATATAACCGGGAATGCCGTCCTTTATAGTATATCGGATAGTGATAAGGTCTTGACTGGCATAAAAAAGAAGTAGCCCGATAGACCATCACCGTAGAACTACAATCCACGGCTGAATCTATCAGACTACTTTATGTTTTTAGAAGAATGATTTTCAAATAGCCCCCTTGGAACTGCAATCCAAGGACTTGTTTGTAAACCACTTCTTTCTGCAAAAATATAAATTATCTCCTAATTGTCTAACGATTTCGGATTTTTAATTGTCAAAGTCGAGAATAAGCTGTTTCCCGTTGGCCTTCCATTGCTCAAATGAGTAGTCTACCGTCATGTTCATTTGCTTTGTAGCTTTGGCTAGTTTGTTCTTCGCTTCATGGAACTCCTTTTTGAGGATTTGGATACGGGCCCAGTCTTCTGCTTGTCGTTTCTGCTTTTGATTGACGAAGCTGGCGTAAGAGGCGAAATGATCATACAATGTATCGTAACACTGCATTTTGTATTTAATGACGGAAGGTCTTACTTCTTCATCAACTCGATTAGTATCAATTGAAAATAACCATCCAAAAACGTATCGGATAGGAATGCAGTACATTTCACGTTCTTTCCCGTCTGCGGCAACCGAGGTCATGATGACCCCGGTTGAACTTAATATTTCATCACGATCAATTCTATTACGTTGAGCTTTGGCGTCTATGCCAAGAGCATCACAAATAGGTTTGATGGGAACTAGTTGATTAGGATCATTACTAGCCATGATAGCCACATTGTTTACTTTCGCAATCTCTTTTACGTTAAATGATAAATTTTTCATATTTCCGAAAAAAGCGAGGGCAAAGGGGATTCTGTAGTAAAGTGGCAGTTTACAGAATACACCCAATGCCCTCTAAATTTCCTATTGACGCAACTGCCACGTAACGTCTTTCTGAGATAATATATAAATCAGAAAAACTTTTTCTGGAAGCAGATGGCGATACCTTCTATACTTTCGCTTTTTGCGTCTGCAATTTCGAATTTAATTTCTCAGCTTCCTTTTGCATATTTTCGGAAGCATGTTTGATGTAGTATAGCATTCCTTCGGTTCTTCCGATTTCTCGGCCGGTATTGAATGCGGCTTGTAGTTCAGGAGTGGAGTACTTACCCATTTCGGAGGGTTTGGCCGTTGGTTGTTGGGTACTATTATTTCCCGACAAACAATTTTCTCTGAGTTTGGACATGATTGAATATTGTTTGTTGTAAGTGGATAGACAAAAGAACGGTTTCGCCTGTCCCTTTGTCCTACACCTCAGATGGCAGTTATGGCCATTAAGCCATATCAAGGGGGTACGAAACCGTTATGTTATATGTTCATGTATGGGTACAAGAGTACCAATACAAAAATATGTTCAGCGGTTACCCGCCATCTGAGAATTTAGGACACCACAAAGATGAACACTTATTCTGAATCCTGCAAGAAAAAACTTTCCCTCCCTTATATTTTAAACAGAAAACTCTTATGACAATTTTAGATTTAATCAAGGCGGCATGTAAGACGAAAGGCGTGCCAGAGAAGTATGCGGAACGTATTCAGAAGACGTTCAAAATCGAAAAAGCTGAAGGAATGGAGGCTTTTGTGGACCTGTTCAAAGAAAATATCCTTCCAGCTATCCAGGAAGCGGAGAATGAAGCTAAGACTACGGCTGAAACGGCTGCGGTCGCTGCATACGAAGCAAAACATGGATTAAAAGACGGTAAACAGGTGGAAGATCCGGATAAGAATAAGAAAACGGAAGAAGAGCTGTTGAAGGATCTTAGTCCGGAAGTAAAAGCTTATTTGGAAAGCATGAAAAAGAGTGTCGATGATATGGCTAAAAAGGTGGGTGATTCCATTACCAACTCGGCAAACGAAGCCAAAAAAGAAACAGTTCGGAAGCAGTTGAAGGATGCCGGTCTTCCGGATAGCTGGCTGGGACGTGTGGATTTGGCTTCTGAAACGTCTATCGAGGATCAGATCAAGACACTATCCGAAGAATATACCGGAATCCAGCAAAAGGCGATCGATGATGCTGTGGCTCGTGGTGATTACGCTCCCGGTTCCGTAAATCTTCAAGACCGTTCCGAAGCGGATTGGGCGAAGCTGATGGATCAGGACGTCGATAATAGTGCAAATAATCCCGGTGTGGTAAACCTGGGTATTGAATAATCCAAGTAAAGTGTAACGTTATGTACAGAAAAAGAGAAAGAGAATTCCAGTATCCTCCCGGAATTGAAAAGATTATTGAGGATGTGATCGGTGGCGGGACGATTGACCGCAGAGACTTGCAGAACGCTTTGTTCAATGGCAAGGCGTTGGACGAACTGCCTCCGATTGTAATTGTAGTAAAAGATCCGGAAACAGGGCTGTATCATGTATTGAAGACGGCTACGGTTTCGGAAGCTGCTGCTGCCGATGCGACAGCGTATAAGGTGGCCAAGAACCATCTGTTAGGTGTGGGTGACTTCGTGACGGTTGGTGGAGCGTTGACAGGCGCATCCGATAAGATCACAGCTATCGATAAGAGTAATGCGGATTTCGATACGATTACGCTGGCAGCAACGATTGGGGCTGCTGCAAAAGGTTTGGTATTGGTTCAGGCTAAAGACAAGCAGGCTGCGAAAGCCGCCAAGTTGCTTTATGATGGCGAATTGGTCGTCACAATGAATAAAGTCGACTTGACTGTAGCCAACCAGCAGTCCGGGTTATTGGTAAGAGGTACGGTAAACGAATCCTGTATGCCGTTCCCGGTAGATAAGGACTTAAAGGCATTAATGTCGTTTATCCGTTTTGTGTAATCCATTAAAATCTGATATATGGAAAGAAGTTTAATTAAACAGGTGAATAAAAAGAACATGGCGGCTCGTTTGAATACCCGCCATGTGAAACCAGTCGTTTTCCCGAACTTCTTCGGGGTGAAAAGAAAGACTTCGTTGAAGTGGGAGACACTGACCGGTGAGAAGGGTGCTCCGGTAATGGCAGATGTGATCTCTTTTGACGCTTCCGCTCCGCAGAAGACGCGCGAGGTAATCAGCAAGTTGTCCGGTGATATTCCAAAGACAGCCGTTAAGCGTGGTATGAACGAAAGTGATTACAACGAGTACAAACAGTTGGAACGTGACGCACAGGGTGACGCAGACCAATTGGCATTGCTGAACCTGGCTTTCAAGGATCAGGATTTCGTGTATAACTCCGTCCGTGCCCGTTTCGAATGGTGGTGTATGCAGCTCATGAGCCGTGCGGGTTTCCATTTGTCGGCAAAGAATAATGGCGGTGTCGTTACGGCTGAGTTTGTTGGTTGCGGTATGCCGAAGAAGAACCAGCGTAAATCTTCTGTAGATTGGAGCAACGCTTCAACGGCTAACGGCTTGCAGGATATCGAAGATACGGTTGTTGCTGCTTATGCCGAGGGAGTAACGATTCGCTATGTAGTGATGCACGTGGCTGACTTCTCTTTGTTGAAGAAGCAGAAATCAACATTCGACACATTGAAGGCATGGGTTAATTCGTCTTCAAAAATATTGGTGACGAAAAATCTTATCAACGAGTATCTGGCCGAACAGGAAATCCCGGTGAAGATCATTACTGTGAATCCGTCTGTCCGTATCGAGGACAAGGCTCATCGTCGTAAGACGATCAATCCGTGGGAGCGTAAACGTG